CAAGCAACAAGCTCCTTGATTCTTGAACCACGGAAAAGTTTCAAGCACCCTGAACCGAGGTGCTCAATGCAGATGAAAGTATTGTGTGGATGTTTAATGTGAAAGGCAATTTGGTGTGGTGAAAATTTAACCTTGTTACCTCTTGTGACTTTGAGCTCTAGTGTAAAAAAGTGGCCATTAACAGTGCAACCCAGTAGATCGGGAGTACCGTGTAAGCTATGGTTTTCAAGCCTAATCCATGAGATTTTAGGTATAGATTTTTTAATTTTTGCATATAATTTTCGCTCGGGTTTCAAGGTAACTAGGGCTTTCTAATCGGGTGTTTTAGGAGCGATAATTATCTTTTGACTCTCTGGTTTAAATACTACACGAATAGCACTTTGTCCAATTATATTTGACTCTTGCACTTCAATTCTTTTTATCTCTTCTAAATGTCCACCAACCTGCATATAGATTTTAGCATTTGATACTGCATTACCTTTCTTGCCGTCAGTGAATTGATCTAAATATTCCTGTAGATGTTTGACAAACATTATTCTGTGTCATCCCATTGTGGTTTTTTCTTATCTGCCATAAGACTACCAACTAATTTTTGATGACTCTTACTTATCTCCTCTAAATCTTTTATTCTGGCACCAGCCTTACGTAATTTATCTTGCATAAATTTTTTCTGTTTTTCCAACATATCTATTCTTTCTTCCAAATCGTTTGGACCTCTTTCCATCCTTGACTTTATAGCAATGTTACCTTAAATTGTCAATATGGGTTTACCAAAGAGATTAACAGAGATGCAAATGAAGTTCGCAGAGTATTATGTATTCGGTGATGATAATGGACCCATGACTAAAACAGAGGCAGCTATCAAAGCAGGATACAGTCCAAAGAGAGCTAGACAGGAAGGATCAGAACTTTCAAATCCAAAGCTATCTCCACTTGTTGTAAAGTATATGGGAGAACTAAGAGAAGAAAGATTAAAAAAACACGAGGTCACTTACGAGGGACATGTAGCTGAACTTGCAAGACTCAGAGAGGCTGCTTTAAAGAAAGGGTCTTTCTCTTCTGCTGTAAATGCTGAAGCCAACAGAGGCAAGGCAGCAGGATTATACATAGACAGAAAAATAATAAAAACTGGGAAACTAGAAGACTTGTCAGAACAAGAATTAGAAGCAAAGATGAAACAGATCTTAGACGACTACTCACAGATAATTGATGTGACTCCATCTACAACTTCTGAATCTTCTTTACCCAAGCCCGAGGAATCATAGTTCGATCACCAAAAGTAATTTCGTTATCATCTTTATCATAGGATGCAAATAGTTTTACAGACTTATCATCTTTAGAATATAACCAACCTTCATTAACTGGTCGTGCTAGTTTCATCTTATCAAACTCTTTGTCGGTAGCCCAGCCAGAGTCACTGACACAATCAATCCACTCCACTCTGACTCTCGGATAAGGTATATCGGGAGCACCATCAGTTGCAATTCTTTTTCGTCTTTTCCTAGGCATAAATTTTTATTATCATACACGTCACAATCCGTCTACTTGCCTTATTTGCGCCACAATTAAAAATGCGACACCTAAATAAGCAAAAATTTTTTTCTTGCGCTAAAAAATAAAAAAAAGTGAAAGGGTATCGAAAATGCCAAAATTGACCTATAACCATTGGTATACAACACTAATTTTTCGACACCCCCCCCGTCGCAAGGGTATCGCAAGGGTATCGCAAGTGTCGCAAATTTTAGAATAAACAGTGAACAAACACGTGTCACCCTAAATTTGCGACACCCTGCCGACACCCTGCCGACACCCAATCGACACCCTAGGTATCGCATTATAAGACTTCTGGTGCCTTTTTTTCGCCATAATATTTCCTCAATGCTGCCAACTTTCCTTCAGCCTCTGAAATTTTTAGTAACAATTTGTCAACCTCACCAGTGATATCCACATGTTCCGGGATCACTAGTCCATGGTCCGTGATGCAATTTATCTTGTAGTGTGCATCCTCGATATCGGCCTCGTATCTCTTCAGCATTGTTCTAAACAGGTCATCGTTCATAGTTCCTCCTTCACGTATCTTTTTAGTTCCTTATCCTGTATATTATCCGGTATTTTATTTTTATAAAATATCTCATAGCTGTCACTGCCATACTTACCAATACCAAATAATTCTGTAGCATCGTTGCCATCCCACTCTATAAAATCACAGGACATTCGCCATATCCTGTTTGCTCTTACATTCTTCATACCAAGATCTTTTAGCATCTCGGCAATAGTGTCTTTATCTGACAATAATAGTTTCCATGCGTTAGGAAACTTTTTAAAAAAACCTGGCAATACTTTTTTAACTTTCTTACGTCCTGTCTGATTGAGACAGATAACACCTACCATATGCTGCCAGACACTCTCTACCTGTTGCTGCACCATAAGATCATCTCTCATTTTCATTCTCTATATTTTTTAAATGTATCATTATCTCATAATGTTTTATAAGATATATTTTTGCCAACTTTTTTAACTTCTCATTGGTATTTTTTCTCATGGCCTTCGCTTTGTTAGCAATATTCACAGACAATTCTTTGTCTTTTATCATGTCTTTTTTTGCTATTGTATAATATTTTTTTAAAGCGTTTTGTTGATTATATGGTTTGTATCTTGTTACTAAGACAGCCTCCCAATATCTTCTTCTCTCAGGTTTAAAACTAGCTTTTAACATTCTGACTTTATCATAATCTCCTGTGATCTCTTTCTCATCAAAAGACGTACCATCTCTAAAAGGTCTACCTTTTTTCCAATTTCCAGTTTCTCCAATATAAGCAACCACACCATTCATGTATCGAATGTATATTGCTGGCTCCTCTACCTTATCGAAAATCTTCCGCTTTGATTTTAACATTTGCTTTCTCCTTCTCATCGTAAATTAGGTCATGATACATGTCCAATCTTTTCAAAAACGCATGTTTATAGCGCCTTAATTCAGGTCCCTCGACTTTGAATTCTTGATAATATAGGTCAGGCGTGCATACCATGATAACTCCCTGCTCGATATTTGATTGGTGCACGTAGTCGTGTGCCATGGCGTATGCTGCGATCTGCAGATAATAATCCTCGATCCATTCTTTCTTCTTGGCCATGGCTTTCGCCTCCTGTCCGAGTGCTGTAAGATCATCGTAACCAGTTCCGAGAATATAGTGCTCCAGGAATTTGTGCATAGCTGTCCCCCGACTACTAGATACATTTTTGATTCTGTCTGCTTCTTGTTCTCCAACTTTGGCCTTCCAGTCTTTTAGAAATTCTTGATTTTTGGTACGCCCTAATATCGTAGTAACACTAGGAAGTCTAGTACCATTTACATCATAGAGCCGTGATCCGTGTTCCTCGTGTCTTGTTGCATTGACATAGGTGTACTTATCACTACGCTTGATCTTTCGACCGATGTTCTCGTATTCTAATAGATCCTCTTTATCCATCATTTTATTTTATTAATAACGTAGTATACTATTAATAGACCTATCAATAGACAGACCATATTATAGCCAAACATACCTAATCCATACGTAGCTGTCATTAGTAACACCAAGATACAAAAGAGTATCTTGTTCCTTTTTTAACTGGTTTAACTAAATGCGGATATAAAAATACAGATGGGAATAAAATTAAATCTCCAACTTTAAATTTAATTTCATAATCATCAAACATGATAAATTCACCGCCTTGATAATCATCATTTAACACACAAACAATACTTAAAATTGGGATACCTCTTTTCTCTCCCTCAAATAAACTATGAATATGATCAGAATGTTTAGATATAATTTGGTTTTTTTGATATCTATTAAATCTAATTGGACAAAACCCTTTCCAACCATCAAAAGTTTCTCCACCTATTTTATTAGTAACAATATATTTTTCTAATGCCTTCCAAGTTAAATCCATTAAATCCTTGTAAAAAGTTAAATTGCTTTCATAACATACATCAAGTTCTTTATTGCCATTAATTGATTTTCCGTCAAAATTTTTTATGTTTGTCCATCTATGTTTTTCCCAATTATAATTAGATAACTCCTCAATACTTTTTTTACAAATATTTTTAGGAATCCAATTATCTAAATGTAATATATAGTCTTTTAAATTATTCATTTTTTTCTTTTCATTAATCTAGCATACCAGGACACATCCCTACCATTCTCAAGACACCATAGGTAATGGCTCTCTAGAACTTTTCTCGATAGTTTCTTATCCTGTTTCATAATTTTTTCTTTAGCTCCCGGAGATAGTCCTCTTCTTCTTTTCTATTATTTTCTCTAACGATTGCAGCCTGTTTTCTAAAAGCCCACGCGCTAAGCGCGCCAGACCAACCCATTATCCATAGATATATTTTTAGTTTCATTCTAAAGCCATCGCCTCCTTATATTCTTGTAGACTTACTACCTTACCATTCATGATTTTTTTATCAGCATAATAATCTATTATCTGTTGTATCTTAGGCATCTTGGTATGTGCCCAGGGCCAGATCAATACACAGACATAGTATGCATCTCTAAATGTACATCGCCACTTATATTGCATCAGATACTTGGTTCCGTCTTTGCGTCTACCTTTTCTAGGTTTCTCTACAACCGTTCCAACCTTTAGTACTTCATGCAGCCATCTGACAACAGACTCATCGGTCATGGTCACCTCCATGCTTATTCTCTGTGACATGGAATATCTGTAACCCTTACCATTGTGTTTCTTTTTCTTCTCTCTTCTTCTTGCAAAATAGATACTACCCTCACCATCAAAAAGTCCCGCAATGTATGCTCTATCTGTTTCCGGAACCATTCTGTATAATCCATTTTACTGTTGATGTTGCAGGATCAAAGCCATCAAACTCTATCTTAGTGCAATGTGTCAGAATCACCGTCATCGATAAGATTATCATCAACCGTCTCATAAAATTCTCCCTCCGAATCACAGTCCCAACATTGATGGACCTCACTTCTATCTCTAAAGTCTAATGCAGGATTACCATTTAATTTTGCAACCCTGACATACCCATTTCCGTGACATGTCTCACAGATGTGTACCTTGACTCTACCCTTTTTTAATTTTGCCATTTAATTTCTTCGCTTTCTCATTTGCTATTGATTCTATGGTCTTTGCTATAGATAATTTAGCGTCGGGCAATAATACCTTTGATAACTTATCTAATGTAGCGTATGTTTCTTTTGTCAGAGAAACATTTTTGTATTTACTCATGTCTGTCATAAGTGTTTCCTTTCATAATTAAAATGATAATATAGGATTTTTTATAGGATTGTCAATGAAATTTTTGTTAAGTTTAATAATTTGTTCAAGTGTAGCAGGTGAATGCATGCCTCCTTTTGATTGGCATGAAACATTTAGAAACAAATATGATTGTCTGGTCTTTGGATACGAGGAATCTTTGAACAAGATGAAAGAGATAGGACGTGAGGATGTTAACAAATATGGTATGTATATCAAGTTCTATTGCAGCCCCATCGACAGCATTTGACAATGTGGCAGAATTGTGGTAATGGCAAGAATCTTCTCACCATTACCTACCCTTACTTTTTTCCCTCTTTAGGGTAGGTGTTTCTTTATCCCACATCTTTAACAGCAGGACGGCCAGTAGTATCGGTAGACTACTTACAGATACAGCCAAAAAAAGTTCCACTGTCATCCTTCATTAAGTGTACGTTCCATGGTCCGTGATACTCGGTCAGATGTAATCGTAGTATGTCACATAGATCAAAACAGTTGATGTCGGAAAGTATCTCGACACCCTCCATCATCTCTTTAGTGACGGATACCAGACTATACAGTCCGTCGTTTAATAGTATCAGATCCATCGTGTCTTCTCGTTCCGTGATTTAAAACATTTTTTAATCCTGATGCTTTCATATTTATGTCAACACCATATGGTTTCCACGCTTGTTTCATTAGGTTTAACTCTAACAATAGACTAGACCATTGTCCCTGAGCTGC